AGAAATAGCTATCATTGAAGCAGAGATTAAAGCTGAAGAAGAACGTTTACTCCAGGAACAGCTTGATGCTGAAAAGGAAGAAGAGATATTATTAGAGCTTGAAGAATCTGTAATTGTATTAGAAGATTTATCTGAAGAAGAACTTGAAGAATTTGTAGAGGTTATTAAAGAACTAGAAGAACTAGAAGAGTTTATAATTGAAGAAGAAGTTATAGAGCTAGATATACCTGAAGATATAGTAGTAATTATAGAAGAGGAGGAAATAGAAGATGACATTGTTATTGTGGTGGAAGATGAAGAAGTTGTTGAGGAAGTTTTGGATGAGCCAATACAGGAAGATGTTGAGAAAAAACCTGTAGAGGAACTAACTGAAGAAGAAATAGAAGAAGAAGTTTTAGAGATTGTTGAAGTTATAGATGTACCTATTGTTGAAGAGGAACTAACTGAAGAAGAAATCGAAGAGGTTATTGAAGAGTACGTAGAGGAACTAGAGACAGAAGAAGTTATTGAAGTTCTTGAAGAAGTAAATGACGTAGGTGTACAACAATTAGACCAGGTATCAGAGGAAGTACAAGAAGTTATTCAAGCAGTAGTTGAAGAAGCTATTGAAGATGTTGAAGAACTAACAGAAGAGCAAGTAGCAGTAGTAGCTGAAGTACTACAAGTTGAAAAAGAAGATGTAGAGATTATTGCAGTCTCAGTAAAAGAAGATGAATCTGTTGCAGAAGCTGTTGAGGTATATGTTGAGAGAGCTGTTGAAAATAAAGATGTAGAAAACTACACCCTTGCCGATGTTGTTACCGAGGTGCAGTTTGAAGAGTTTATAGAAAACCCAATACAAGTACTGGTGGATATAGAAAACATAGATATTTCCAAACTTGGTCAGGATATGACAAGTGACCAAAAGGAAAAAGCACAGGAAGTAGTCGTGCCAGTTATTTTGACTAGAATAGCAAGTATGGCTGCGTTTATATTTAGGAGAAGTTAATGATAAAGAAGTTATGGTCTTGGTTTGTCGAAGCTATAAAAGAGACTTTAAATCTTAGTTGGACTCTTGTTGGTTTAGTTATTGCCACCCTTACACTTACTGGGAGTGCGCAGCAAATCACAGGATTAGCCACTATAATAACATTAGCAATATGGTTGTTAACCATAGGCTTTAGAAAATAAAGGAGTTAACGTGTGCAAGGTTACCGTAAAAAAAGACGGTTCATTTGTGCAAGTGTGCAACTGTAAACACGGTAGTTCCTTTTGTGAGGAGAAAGATGAAATTACAAGTAGTTAGAACTCAATTTGGTAAAGATGCTACTAACGGTATGTTATTTATTAACGGCATCTTTGAGTGCTTTACATTAGAGGACCAATACCAGGCAGTAAAAGTTATGCACGAAACCTGCATACCTGAAGGAACATACGATATAAAGTTTAGAACTGTTGGTGGATTCCACGAGAAATATAAGAAACGATATGGTAATGCTCACTATGGTATGTTGCATTTACAAGATGTACCAAACTTTACATACATACTCATACACGCAGGTAACACAGATGAGCATACGTCAGGTTGTTTAATTGTAGGTGAGACACAACAGGACTTAGATTTAAGTGATGATGGGTTTATCGGACATAGCGGAAAGGCTTACGTAAAACTTTACAACAAAGTTGCAAAGGAATTATTACAAGGAAAAAAGGTAAGTATTGAATATACAACAATAACAAGCCTATTAGAGAAACCTGCATCAAATGCTTCTACAGATGACGTTATGCTAACTAGAACAGTGTTAGATAAATTTAACGAAATTAAAGAAGATATAGCAGAAGTAAATGGCGGAGTTATACAGACACAAGCTATGTTGAGAGGAAGGATAATTAGATAATGTTTGAGAAATCAAAAAGAGCAAGAAACCAAGACGGTACATTCAAGAAGGATGTAAGGTGGACACCTTGGTCCGAATCATGGGAGTATAAAATGAGTGACGACTTAAAAGATATGTTAGAGCGTACCGCTTGGACATTCATTGAAGCGTTCATTGGTGCATTAACAGTTGCTCCATTAGTTGGTGTAGAAGCTGAAACTTTACAGTTAGCTGCACTTGCTGGTGGTGGTGCTGCACTTGCAGTCATTAAGACATACGCAAAAAAACAAATTACTAAGTAATTTTTAAACCATAACTTACCCTGTTGTAACTATGTATAATGGTTATAACAGGGAGGTTAATATATGACTAATAAAGTTCCAGAAGAATGGGGTAATAACTTCTATAAATCTGGATGGCAACCTGGATTAGAAGTTAACGAAGCTACTGGTCAAGGTGAAATCACACACGTTGGAACAGACCCAAACTACAGAAATAAGTTTGATGATATTCTGCGTGACTGGGGGTTTGACCCCAAGCTGTATGAAATTGTAGATACAGTTAAAGCTAGCAGTTGGAACGTACAATTAAAAGGTGGTAGAACAGAAACCTTTTTTGCATTTAAAGGTGTAGTACGTAAGAAGAATCCTGGTCAAGATAAATACTTCAAAGCATTATTCAAACAAGCAGGTAGAAAACCACCTCTTAAATTAAAAACTCATGGTGGTGACACAGCATTCTTATTCTTTATGGCTGATTGGCAGCTGGGTAAGAAGGACTTTGGAGTAGAGAATACTATTAAACGTTATGACATAGCGCTGCAAGATGCAGTCAACAGAATCAAAGAGCTGCGCAAGTCTGGTGTAATGATAGATGAAATATATATGATAGGATTAGGTGACCTCACAGAAAATTGTACTCCACATTTTTACGAGAGTCAGCCACACAATGTTTCTCTCTCACTGATTGAGCAATACGCATTAGCTAGGTCAATGATTATGAAAACAATAGATACATTCTTACCACATGCAGATAAATTAATACTTGCAGGTGCGCCAGGTAACCATGGTGAGATGTCCAGGACCAGCAAAGGTCAAGTTGCTACTAGCAGATTAGATAACTCTGATACCATGCACCTACAGATATGTGAAGAGATTATGTCTGCTAATAAAGAACGCTATAAGAATGTAACAGTTGATGTACCAGATGGTTTTCACCAGGTAATGACTATCAAATCAATACCATGCGGCTGGACACATGGACACATGACTGGTGGCAGCGGTGGTAATCCAGAGAATAAAATAGAGAACTGGTGGAAGGGTCAGATGTATGGATTCTTACCGATGAGTGACGTACAAATTTTAATTACGGGTCACTATCATCACTTTCGTGCAAAGCAACAAGGTGATAGAACTTGGTTTCAATCTCCTAGCTTAGATAAAAGCATAGACTTTACAGCTAGGTCTGGTCTTTGGTCCCATCCAGGTGTACTTACATTTACTGTAAATAAAAAAGGATGGGATAACCTAAAGATTCTTTAGCCACCTGCTGGTACATTAAACTTAGGGTCACCGTATGCACGTGTCAAAGTTAATAGATAAGAGAATATCTCTTGTGTTTGTGTATCAGTTATGCTGTCAGAGTGGTCAATAAACAACATAAGGTTACGCAGCAGTGCGTGTACCCTGGGATTGTTTATCTCCCACATCTTAGATTCTTTTATAGCATCTTCTAACATCATATCTAATACCATCATACAAACCCTTTCACTTCTGAAGGTACTGCAAACAAAACAACTTTAACTAATTCACCACCATTGTGTTGTACATCTCTATCTTTGTGATGGGTTTTATTAACATATAGTTGTGCTTCTTTTTTTGTATCTGCTTGAACCGTGTATTTTCTTTGTACAGTTCTATATACATTATACTCTGGCATTACTCCTCCTCTTCTGTTGTATCTAACTTCATCTCTACTGCAGCCATAATTCCTAAGAGTTGTACTCTTCCATCCTTAGCAGTTATAGTTGCTTCTCTAAATAGGTTTACCTTGTTAGGTGTTTGTCTTGTTAATAACTCCTTGATTAATTCAAGTGTCTCTACGTTTTTTAAATCCGTCATTAGAACGGTGCCTCCTCATCATCTGTTAATCTATACATAGCTACATTACCTCTATGATTGTGGTTCCAAAACATGTGGTCTCTACATTGTGCAGCTTCAATACCATAACCCATCTTGCGTAGGTCAGCTACGCGTTGTGCGTATGTAGGTAAATACATTTGTTGAAATGTAGTTCCACATACCCAGTCCCAGTTAGCTTCTCTTAGCTTCTCCAGGACTCGGTGTGAATCGGTCCCTTCATTAGGTATCTTCTTCACTCTCATGTACTGCATGTTATGAACCGTCTTTAAGTGACCAAGTATCTGTGTCAACCCAGTCAAATATATTACCTTTAGTTATCTTACCGCTTGACAATGCTGCTTTAGCTTTTGCTGCTAGCTCATCGTCTCCGTTGTCAATAGCTTTATTAACACAATTATTAAATGTGTTAAGTTGTTTCTCACTAGGTGCGTCCTTCTCCCAGTCTCCGCTTGGTATGTCTGCCATGTCGTCTCCTTCTTTTACTTCTACGTCACCATCAAATGTTTCAATGATGGTATTTATTACATCTGAATTACCTTGACGTTCTTCAAATGTTTTCTTTTGTTTATCAATGTACTTAGATGCAACATCAATAAAAGTTTTTTGGTCATCTTCTGTGTAATCTACTATGCTCTCTGGCATACCTGGTTTGACCTTAACTCTATCAGTTGTGTACTTCCATACATTAGTAGCAAAATCTTTATCCTTGCCACACATATCTAATATGATTTGTTTAAGTTCATTAGAAGGGGATGTCACCTTCTCTTGTACTATAGGTTTTTTTTTAGGTGCAGCTGGTTTACTGTCAGATACTTTGCTCATCTCTTCTCTGCTTGGTCTAGGTTTATTGCTGCCCTGGTATTTCCAGTTAGCTAAAGCTCTACCTATTGCAGAAGTCTCGCAGTTCTCCATCCATGCGTCAGCATTAGCAAAGCCACCTTGACCTTTAGTCTCTTGTGCTGTACCAGTGGTCACTGGTCTTGCATCTGTTAGGTCCTTGTATAGTTCTGCTTTAATAGTTACACATGTACCGTCAGTAGTTATATGTACTATATCTGTCTCTATTCTTCCGTCTGGATTATCCTTCCAGAATAGTTTTAATCTATCTTCTACTGTCTCGTAGTTTTCTAAATTAAACTTCGCCATCATTACCTTCCTTGTTTACTATTGTGTACACATGCTTACGTGATACACCTGCTGCTTCTGCTATATTTTCTACTGTCATCTTTGTTGTACCCCTGGCATCAAACAAATGTGTAATCATGTTGTTACGTGATTGTGTTTTCTGTTTGATAAGTTCAGCAGTCATCTTTAAATCCTGCAGTAATAACTCTTCATAACTCTGCAACTATCTTCTCCTTCCTCTTTTAAGTTCTTTAATTAAATCCTGGACCGTGTCATTGACAGTCAGTTCTAATTCTAATTCTGCAAGCAGTCTGTTAAGACTCTCTTCATCCCACTTGGACATGTCATTACTACCTCCCTTTGTTTTGTTTGACTCTTCTAGTTATTAATTGGTTACAAATAAATTGCGTTATTTGTAATAGTTACTT